TCCTCCTCCTCTGCTACTTCTTCCTCCTCACTAACCGGACACGCTTCAGTTTCAATATGCACCGCATCATATATTTGTTTAACATGTTCGTTCACATCAAACGCTGCTACACTTGTAGTGGTGAGCGGTGTAATTTCTAATGTAACGGTATTTACAATAGAATCTTGCTCAATAGACGCGGGTTTAGTTACTTGCCTTTCTAATTCGGCTTTCAATAGACTGTTTTCTTCTATAATTTGCTGAAATTCAGGCATGTTATTCATAAGCGCAACCAATGTTTTATATTGTTTATTTGTCTCCTCTATTTTTTCTATAAAAGGAGCCAATGTCTTGCGCATAGTTTCAGTCAAATCTTTAATAATTAATTCAGCTAGTTCGCTCATCGTGGATATACTGTATAATAAATATACTATTCGTTTAATACAATTTAGAAAATACTTTATTTTTATATATAATGGCCGATTCAAGTGCTAATAAAGAACAACCGACACAGACTGATGCAGAGTGGGTTCAAATTATCTTAAACCAAACCGACTATACTTATGAAGAAGCAAGCTTGAAATTACGTCAACATAACAATGATTATATGACTGTTATCAGGTCATATTTAAAACAAGGAATGATAACTGAAAATGTGGCTGCAAAACCTTTATCAATGAATCAACAAATTTATAAAGAAATCCGTTCTTTTATGGATGAGACGGATATTAGACAAGTAAAACACTCTGCATAATTTAGTTTTTAAGTAAATCAGGCAAAAAAATTATACATACTTCAATAGTTAACCTACACGTAAAATAACAATATTTTACGTGTAATTTTGGCCCAACCTTTTCTAAAGGTTGTTAAAGGTTATATTTTGTCCCAACCTTTTCTAAAGGTTGTTAAAGGTTATATTTTGTCCCAACCTTTTCTAAAGGTTGTTAAAGGTTATATTTTGGCCCAACCTTTTCTAAAGGTTGTTTATTGCACATTAAACGTTTCGTTCAAAATCTCCGCTTTGTTTTGTTTCGTCTTACGCTTAATTTTAAATTTGCCCGTGTTTTGCAAATTCTCTTGTACCATAATGTCATCGTTGTATTCATGTAACTCTGGTAAAACTCGCGACAAAGGCTTATCTACCACAATCAACAATCGTTCACTTTTGAACAACCGCCTGTATTCTTGAATTGTTAGTTCTCCATAGTATTTATTTAAAGTGTAATACGGATCGGGTGCCGGTTTAATATTTTTTGTGTGATTATAAACTTTGTTATAAATGTGATTAAGTAAGTAATACCGCTCAAAACGCGTGGATGTATCAATAGACTCTTTGAATAAAAACGCCGTAGCACATTCGGGGCTGCAAAAACAACCATAACATTGATAAACATTATTTATTTGATACTTAGGTATATAAATAGGTGGATTGTCAAATGAACAGGTACACCAAAAACAATCTGATTTTTTATCTGAAATATTATTATTCTGCAAGTTAAAAGACATGTTCTTCAGCTTGTTGCACAACAATTTAAACTCACTTTCACAATTGGTGCTCAAGCCTTGTTCCGGTTTAAGGCTGTTTGTATGATTATCTATAACATGGTAGCCCAGTTCACTACCTTTGTTTTTCTCAAATTGGAATGCATCCACATCTTTGAAATTACCAGATAGTGAATTCACAGCCAAATCGGCAAACTTGCACTTCAGATGTAAAATAATATTCGGCTCATGAATAATGCTTATTTCTTCTAAGACAGAATTCACAATAATTTTTCCACCCTTGGGTTTTCGTCCCCGTTTTTTTGGTATTTTTAAATTGGTGTCATCTGATGTTTCATTTTCAATAGAAACATCTTCTATATGTACATCATCTGTAGGCACATCATCTGTAGGCACATTATCTATAGGCACATTGTCCGTACTAATTTGAACACTCACATTATCATCTGTCGTGGGATGTAACGTTTCAATATTCTTCGGTTTACGTCCCCGTTTTTTCTTTATAGTTTCATCCGTGTTCATTTAGAATTATATATGCAAAGCAATTTAAATCGTTTTCTTTAAACATTAACGCGGTCGGTTTTACGTCTTCCATACTGTTTTTAACTTTCACTCATTCAATACTAACCAACATGTTCTACACACTGGTATATAATTATCCGCCCCAATAACAATCTTATCTGTTTCACTTGAGAGACGGTAACTAAATAGGGCTTGTTGTTTTTTACACACACCACACCAGGACTGTAAATGTGTGACCTTATCACAAATCTGTTGCAAGTCTAGCCAGTTACCAAAGGGCTTACGCTGAAAATCACTATTCAATCCACAAATATAAACATGTTTGTTGAATTTTTCAACAGCGATAGTGACCCACTCCACAATATCACCGAAAAACTGGGCTTCGTTAATGAGAATAACTTTGGCATTGGTAAATTCATCTTGTTCTATGAACGCTTGGGAAAAATCCACTAAATCAGCCAATTTATTCGCTTGTATACAAGGAATCATAATTTTATCGTGACTAGACAAGTGGGTGTCCGAATGAACCGTATCATTGCAGTGGTTAATCACCATCACTGGAATTTCACAGAATTTAAACTGCTTATATAATTGCAATAAACGCGATGTTTTTCCAGACTTCATTGGACCATAGATAATTTCTAAATATCCAGACATAGAATCTGTCATATTCATATAGTATTAATATATACTAATAAGTTATCTTTATACTTTTTATAAGCGAAGCAAATATATAAGCGAAGCAAATATATAAGCGAATAAAAACATTTAATACTAATACATATATTATATCAATAATCACATGTCTACAGATACACCGAATACCTCATCCATTCCGTGGGTGGAAAAATATAGGCCTAACACTTTTGATACAATCGTCCTAGACCCCTTTAACAAAAGCATCTTACATAATATTGTTGAAAAGAACTGTTTCCCAAATCTCCTCCTCTATGGTCCACCTGGTACAGGCAAAACAACTACAATTATTAATCTTATAAATAAATATCAGGAAAAAAATAATCAAGTCCATAAAGGCCTAATTATTCATTTAAACGCATCTGATGAACGGGGTATTGATATTATTCGGAACCAAATTCGGCAATTCGTAGATACCAATAACCTTTTTGTAACTGGTATAAAATTTGTTATCTTGGACGAGGTGGATTATATGACAAAACACGCTCAGCAATCCTTAAAATATCTACTTCAGTCTAGTAGTGCAAACGTGAGATTTTGTTTAATATGCAATTATATAAGTAGAATTGACGAGTCTTTGCAAAATGAATTTATGCGCTTACGGTTTAACCAATTACCAGAAAAAGACATTTTTCTCTTCCTGCAGCACATTTGCAACTGCGAACAATTACAGATGGAGAGTGAGAAGTTGATATATATTCAAAAATTATATAAATCAGATATTCGGAGTATGATTAATTATATTCAATCTAATAAGAATATGCTTGAAGAACTGTGTGTGTTAAATACCGCAGTATGGAAAGAGTTAACATCTCTCTTACAATTGAAAAATAATCATACAAAGGTGACACATTATTTAGAAGACATTAGCGAGAACTTCAATCTGGATATGAAGAATATCATCAAGGATTATTTGAATTACCTCATTAGAGAACATCCTGAGTATATATGCAAACCTTTGTTGGATTTTATGGAAACAATTATGCATTTAAACGAAATTAATAATGATTATTTCAAAAATTATACGGCATTGAGCTTGAACAAGCTGTTAAGCGGGTAAACAAGCTGTTAAGCGGGTAAACAAGCTGTTAAGCGGGTAAACAAGCTGTTAAGCGGGTAATAAATATAACAAAAGTATTTTGCCACATTTTGCTGTACATTTTTGCCGTACTTTTTGTAAAAGTACATTATACGTATTTTTTAATATTCTTTTTTAAAAGTATATTAAAACAATAAATGCAGGACGGTGATATGTTTTCCAAAGCAATGAAGCATTTTGAAAAAGGCGAATTTAATCAATGCTATATCTTATTAAAAATACTCGCCGAAAAATACAAGGATATACGCGCTGACTATACCAACGCTAGTTCTATTTTGCAGCTTTATTGTGCATACGAGGTTATCTCCACTACAATGGGGAGAGAAAATCCATTTGTAAATAAAATGACGCTTACTCATAAAACCATCGGCACTGATTTATTAGCACACGCCAAGAAAATCTATTGTATGGCACTGTTACACCAGAAAGAATATAAAAAAGTCAAAACCTTCATGCCGTGCTTGCAAGAATTTACAGGACCCAATATTAAAAAAAAAACCATGTCCTATTTTCAACCGAATGACCGTAATAAAACCTTACTAATTTATAATTCAGGTGGGATTGGGGATATAATTATGTATGGACGTTTTATAAGGCGAATTTGTGAATCTCAATCTGAAAATAAAATCATATTTGTAGTAAATGATAATTTGGTTTGGTTATTTCAAGAAGCATTACTCCTCAATAATACGCATTTAAGTAACCTGCCACTGATTAATTTGCAAATTATAGATTTATCTTCCTTTAACATCTTTTCCAAGAAATATGACTACCATACTAATATTACCATGTTATTTATTCATTTGCAATTAACCTACGATATGATGTATATTGATTATTATTTAGAACATGTGAAAGGTAACGTATTAACGTTGGAAAACTATATCCAGCCACATAAGAAAAATATTGTTATCAATTGGTGTGGGAACAAAAGCAATATCATGGAGAAATTTAACCGTTCTATTCCACTAGCAGATTTAATCCCACTGTTTATTAACTATACTGACACAATTGAATTTATATCAATCCAAAAAAATGTCTCGCCAGAGGAAGCGATGATTTTAGACACATACAAGGTAAAGAATTATGGATCACTCCTAGATAATACGGGTGAGGCATTTAAAGATACCGTCACCTTGCTAAAAGAAGTAGATTTAGTTATCACGACGGACACATCTCTCGTGCATCTAGCAGGGACAATGAACGTGCCGTGCTGGTGTTTGTTAACCATAGGCTGTGATTGGCGATGGACTTATACTGATAACCGGTGGTATCCAAATGTTAAAACATTCCGACAAAATAGAGTAGGCAAATGGGACAATGTTATCGTTGAACTCACATCAGCTTTAAGCTTGATATGATTTCTCTTCTACAAGAGGACTACACGTTAATATGTTAATTTTATATTTGAATTGAGCCCGTTCATCATTTTTTAGATAAACACTACGTGCTAAAGTAATAAACTCCTCGTCAAATTCAGATAATCGTTCTTTTACACGAATGCGGTCTTCAATTAACCACAAAGCCTGGTTGACGGTTTTCAAGCCATGAGTTAAGTCCAAGATACCTTGCTCTTGCAGTAAGTTGACAGTCGGTGCTAAAGCCGCTAAGTCTTTTAGAATATTTTGTCGTTTAGTAACATCCGTTATGTTTTCCAGTTTAATTTCTAATATCGTATATTTATCTATAATTTCGCCGTAGGAGGTGAGGACATATGTCATATATTCATGTTATAAAAGAATATATGATATTTTACCGTATTATTTACACCTTTGCACTTTTTAAGTGTGTAAAATCACAATTTTATGGTTGTTGACAACAAAGAGGAATTGGATTGAGATACCGCCGTATTATTTAAGCGGTTCATTAAACGTGTCTTCCAAATACTCGGAGGTGAATTCTGGACCGGATCAAATAAACCGTGTTTTAAAGTATACTTTTGGAATGGATTTATAATAGGAATAGGCTGAGTTTGGTTATTATCCTTGATTCTATTATCATTGATGCCATTATTCATGATTTAATATGATATTAGAAAATAATTGATTCATATTAGATAAATAAGTTAAAGACAAAGTTATTAACTAATAATGGATGAAATTAATTTGGATTGGCAACAGTTTTGTGACGATGAATATGAAGGACAACGTCAATTTAGTAAGAGCGCTAGCATTGTAAAACCCCCTGTAATACACGACACATGTGAAATAGAAATCCCTAAAAGTAATGCATTGTACATTTCCACCCAAACCATTATTTCATATTTGAATATGGACGTCAATTTAAAAGAGGTCTTTTGGCAATTGCCGATTATACCGTATGCAACGCCTAAAGAAGGCATCGTTAAAAAACAAATCAAATTTAACTCCCTCAGCAAAGAAGAATTGGCGCTTATTAGTCAACAGACATTAAAATATGATTATGTAGATGAATATGTAATTAATCATATTGACAACCCCACAGGCCGGATCAAGTTCAAAGATGTGAGGAAAATCAGCATTGGAATCAGTAAAAAAGACATCACGAGTTACAGGTGTAAAAAAAAGAGCGCATTTTACAATTGTTTTGTGGTGATATTACGTATCTTACACGAGAACAAGTTTAAAGAAGTACACGTAAAAGTGTTCAACACTGGAAAATTAGAAATTCCGGGGATTCAAAATGCTGACATTCTCCACAAAGTGTATGTGCTTTTGGCGAACACACTCAATCCCTTTATGACGCCACTGGCTAATCTGACGCCACCGGCTAATCCGACGCCACTGATTAATTTAGACTTCATAGAATCAAAGACCCAAACGGTATTAATCAACTCCAATTTTAACTGTGGATATTATTTGAAACGGGATGTTCTAAACGATTTATTCAAAAAGAAATACAATGACAAAATTCGTAGCAGTTATGACCCGTGCACATATCCGGGTATACAGTGCGAAATTTACTATAGCCAAAATTCAGGAAAAACCGGCATTGTCAATGCGTTAACTATTGAAACTATGAAAACAACGGCCCAGATTACTAAAGTATCATTTATGGTGTTCAGGACGGGCAGTGTATTAATTGTTGGCAAATGTAGTGAAGAAATCTTACACAACATTTATGACTTCCTCTGTACAATATTTTTAGCAGAATATAAAAATATACATGAAGCGAATGCGGCAAAATTGGTCAACCCACTCCAAAAACAAACTCGGAATAGTAGGATGAAGAGTATTATTGTTAATATGTGAGTTCGGGTATATGCTACAATATACAACGTTTACGCAATTATCCAACAAATATACGTATCCATCGTATCATTTTGAAATCTTATTTTATTTTCTGCACTTATTAGTTTTTTATTATGGTGTCTTTGTTTGCTACTTTACATTTCAACTGTTCACATAAACAATAAATATACTTTATCGTGTTTTCATTTTTCATCTGGAAATTATTAATAAATTCTAATAGAGTGGTTAATTTCTCTCTCATTGACGATTCATCGGTAACTAAATCTAATATATGATTTGCTATAGTCATAGAACATGCTCCGCTTGGACCTGCTCCGCTTGGACCTGCTCCTAGCACTTTATTATACACTTCTATGAGCATATTTAAAATGTTATAGAGATTGGACTCTTTTTCTTCAACCACTGACAGTAATTGAGATGAATTATCATCTAGCTCAGTGTAGGACGTTTTTCTACAGTGCTTATTCAATTTATCAATCGTTTTAGAATATGAAAACCGTGAAGCATTATTATAATTTATTATATCATCATCCTCGTTTTGCATGTTCTGTTCAATAAACTCCACATAATACCCGATTGTTTGTTTACAATAATGCTTAGTTAATTCTAGATTTTTTGTATATAATAACATTAATTTAAAAATATGGTTAATCGTGTAAATGCCTTTAATAAATAAATAACTAAATATAGTCTTATTTAAAGTATAGATATTTTTAGATTGTGTAAAATGAGAAATATAAACATTAATAATTTCTACATATATTTTAAAACAATCCACCGCTGTGTTTTGTAATGTATAATTATAATTATACGTATCATCTAAGTCATAGGGTATAGTTTTTGAATCAATAAAGTAGTTCATATATATACAACATTTTTTAAAAATGTTAGTCCAATCCACACAATATTCTATAAGTGAATGAAGTTAGATAGAATATATTTTTGCGACACTTTTTCTAAAAGTGTGTTTCAACGAGCCTTTTCCAAAAAAGGTTGTTTATATACTTTTAAACAAATAAGTATTTAAAGCCTTTAAAATTATTATATACTATAAATGGCTTCATCTGAAAGTAACTATATTCCACCAAGTAATACTTGTCTGCAGCATTGTATTAAAATTGCTGTCGTGGATGATAAGCCAATTATGATGGATTACTGGTCTCATTCACACGAAGGCAATGTTTTAATTGGTGTTAGGGAGAATGGTGAAAAACTGTTGGTTAAAAGTGAAGACGAATATACGTCGCCGATTGAAAAGATTTATAAGGTTGAAACTGAATATATTATTGTCACTGAGAATTCTTTGTATATTGTGAGTGCTAAAATCAGTACGAAACGTATTTCTTAACACAACCTTTAAAAAAGGTTGGGCCAAAAATCAACAACCGATGGGCCAAAAATCAACAACCGATGGGCCAAAAATCAATAACCGATGGGCCAAACAAAACCCCATATAAAATTACACGTTTTTAAGTGTAATTTTATAACTCACGTATGTAGCTAGAGGTTTTGCGACACTTTTGCCAAAAGTGTGTTACAATGCATATCTTAACGTCATTTCTCTCGCATTCTCATCGTGCAGTGATTTATTCTTGCGTAATAAATCCGCAATTTCAGGCACTAGGGGGTCATTGGGGTTAGGATCATCAATTAAAGAACAAATACTCAGCAACACTTTACTGATTGTCAAGGCAGGACTCCACTGGTCTTTCAAAATATCCAAACAAATACTACCATTAGAGTTGATATTGCAATGATATATAGGTGTGCTGAAATTTATTCGTGGCGGTTTGAAAGGATAATCCGTGGGAAATTCAATCTTTAAAAAGAAAATACCGCCATGATAAGGACTACCTTCCGGTCCCATAATCGTCGCTTGCCATTTGTAGAGGTCGTCTCCCACCGGGCCAGCTGAACAATTTGTCGGGGGGCATAGATTCAATTCTTCTAATTCTTTCTTGATTCGTCGGCTTGTCATAGTATTTACTATTACACTATAGAGGTTTATGTTTAGGTTCTTTATTTTTGTAGTTTCATTGTCTGATTTTTCTTACTTTTTTTTGCCTTTAATTGTTTTATTTTCTCTTCTCTCAACCGGGTTTTGTTTTTCATATTTTTTCTATAAGTAACGTATGAAAACTCTACCCATGCTTGGTAGGGCCGGTCTTTGATATACGGTTCTTGTTCCATCCACTGCAAGTGTTGTTGAAAAAACGGGGTCTTTTCAAAAGGGGTCCCACACGATGTACCCCACCGGGCTAGGACCGTCATTTTCTTTGCCATTGTCGTGTCGCACACAATGCCATCTACAACTCCCCGCGGTTGATAAGGTTTTGGACGGTCCGCTTGCGACATAAAAGCCCGGTCGTCTAATTCATAATGTCCACAGCACGTCCGGGAACTCGGGTTGATTTTGTTTAAATACACATCATAATGATCGGACAAAATCTCTTGCGCTTTAACTAAATCCAATTTGCCTTTGTATTCCTCCATAAATTGCGTCAGACGTACCCGCCTAGCTCCTTGATGACGTCGGATATCCTCATAGCCTGAATTAACACATTCTAAATTCCGGATTCGCGGGTCTTCCGCCGCATTATAACCAATAAAATACCCATTGGTTTTCTTTTCTACATTCACAAACTGGAGTCCGAGTTCTATACGCATAATCGTATTGGTATTAGTGTCTCCAATTAGCCACGAATTGGCGTAATCCCCACTGTTATTCGTGGTGAGGTAAGTGGTACATTCGTCCAGACTCTTGGCGTACTGCATCGCCTGCCGAATACGGCAACAAATTGGATCTTTCAAAACGAATTTGACAAAGCCTCCAATGGTGGTTTCGGTGCAAATAAAACCATTACTCGTCACATAGTAATCCGTGCCACTCCATATCCAGCCTGCGGAGGCTTGCATGAGAATACGATTAGCCCCGGGCTCTGTCGGACTAATACATACCATGACATTGGAATACTGTCCGTCAATAAAATTTACAAACGAATTATGAGCACATACAATCTTGCCATCTTTTGTGTAATTCCCGACGGCCATGAAGGCGGTACAATGGTCCGTCTGCCCCCCGCGGAGCCGGGCACCCCCTTCTCCATGACCAAGCGCGGATGAACCGTGTGGAAATATTTCCCCGTATTTCTTATTCAGCAGCGGATTATTTGAGATTAAAGACGGTAAATATGCAATGATAGAATCAATACTCGTATAACAATTCCACATGATAATCTCCTCTGTACTGATTTTACACCCATTTGCACTCGCCCCCTTGGCAATGTATTCCATTTCTTCATATAGTTCCGGGTAATTGTCTTTAATTTGTGGAGAAAACAGCTCACTCATGACTTCTGTGAAAAATTGACAGGTATGACCATAACTATTGAGAAACAAAAAATCCAACATCTTAAAAATGTCTTTAATTTCCGGGGACATAAGATAACCGTGCGCATAACCCCGTTCTTTTGCGGTTCCTTTTAACGAAAGAAATGTCCATCCATTTTTTTCTTCTCTAGAACCATTTTTAATTTTCATTTGGATTGTTCTTATATACACACAACTTTTTAAAAACAACCTTTTAAAAAAAGGTTGGACCAAAAATTTAGAGTACGTACGTTAAATAACTTAGAAGTTGGTTTTGGTCCAACCTTTTTTTAAAAGGTTGTTTGCTACATTTTTTTAAAGTGTTTAAATACTACTGTTTAATATAAGATATATAAAACAAATGGAACAATTCGTCTGTTTAAGTGGTTTACCCCGGGCTGGTTCAACATTACTCTCTGCTATTCTCTCTCAAAATCCACTGATTCACGCTGAAGGCAACTCAGCCGTTTGTCAACTCATGTGGGATATGCATCAATCCGGACTCACTACCTCTAAAGAACAATTAAAAGCCAATGGCAGAGAGATAAGCACCATGCATACGATAATTTCACATATACCTAAACTTTATTATAGTAATAATCTGACTGGGGTAGAGAAAATTGTCGTAGATAAATGTCGTTCATGGACCATCCCGGCAAATATTTCTCTCTTGGAAAAACATATTGATCCTAATTATAAAATAATTATATTAGAACGGTCAGTCACGGCTATTGTGAAATCCTTTGTGAAATTATATAAAGCGAATAACCTTACACAAAATAGCAAAGCCGACCAGTTATTGGTGCCGAACTCAGAACCCGTTATGCGGTCTTTGGCAGGAATCAACTGGGCGAAGAAAAATAATCAGGCCAACCATTTTTTATTCGTTCAGTACGATGACCTGGTGCGTACGCCGGCAGCGGAAATACAGCGAATTTACGAATTCTGTGGGTGGGAACCGTTTGTTCATAACTACGAACATATCGTGAGCAAATACCCGGAAAACGACGAAATCTATGGTTTAAAAGGGATGCACCAGGTCCATAACACCATAATACCCAGAGAGAACCCAGTAGTTTTGACAACAAAACAACAAGCGAAATGCGAAACAATAGATAAATTAATGAAATACAGTTAAATTAAAAATCTATCGAAGAAATTTCTGAAAAAAAAGTAGTTTTCAGGTCTGGCCGACTTTTTTCAAAAAAGGACATTTTAAAAATGTCCAAAAACCAAAAGGGCCTTTTAAAATGGCGAAGTTTTTTTTGAAAAACTGATTTTCCTTGGAGATGCTCTGAAAACCGAATGGTATAAAAATTATTTGTGACGATAAAATTTTAAGTAATTTACTTAGAAAAGGTTTAGGATTTATTTTCTATTGTATCAGTATAGAACAAAATGGATGCAGAAAGTTGTAAAAAGTTGCAAAATGAATTTGTATGCAGTTTATGCAAATATAAAACCAGTAGAAAAAGTAGTATTGATAAACATAATTTGTCTAGTAAGCATATTAATAGAATAAAATTGAACATTTTAGAATTTAAAAGTTGCGACAAAGAATTGTACACTTGTAATAAGTGTAAAAAAACGTATACGGCACGCAATAGTTTGTGGTATCACGCTAAGAAATGTAATAATATCGTTGAAGAAGAAAACATAGTAATTAATATACAAGACATTCCTATACACACTAATGAAGAAATGAAGCAGCTCACGTCAATGGTGTTTGAATTAATGAAAAGTAACAATGAACTCCAAAAACAAATGATTGAAGTGTGTAAGACGACGACCATTACAAATAGTAATAATATAAATCATATTAATTCCCATAACAAAACCTTCAATCTACAATTTTTCTTGAACGAACAATGCAAAGATGCAATGAATCTTAGTGATTTTGCCAATTCGTTTGATCTACAACTGTCTGATTTAGAAAGCGTTGGCGAACTCGGATACGTAGACGGTATCACCAAAATCATTGTAGACAAGTTAAACTCCATGGACGTGTATAAGAGACCTATGCACTGCAGTGACGCGAAGAGGGAAATCATTTATGTTAAGGATGAAAACGTCTGGACAAAGGAAGAAAAAGATAACCCAAAGCTCCGCCAGGCCATCAAAAACGTCTCTTTTAGAAATATGAAACTGGTCTATAACTGGAGCAATGCATACCCCGAAAGTAAGGACAATCAGTCCCGTTTAAATGACAAATACATGACACTCGTCATTGAATCCACAGGTGGCAAAGGTCCCATCCTAGAGAGCGAGAATAAGATTATGCGAAGGATTGCTAAGGAGATTGTCATAGATAAAATGTAAAATGTACCATACAGAAAATATTATTTTTATTCTTAAGAATATTATTCTTAAGAATAATATTCTTTTTTATTTATCTCTCCCCTACAAAAGCTTCTCCAGCCCTTCAATCTGTGTCTCTGACAAATCCATCGGAAAATCCACGGTGAATTTGATAATCAAATTTCCCACATGGTCGTCTCGCGTTAAACCCATATTCTTAATGACTTTATTGTAATTATTCGTAATGATGTTCCCACTATTATTGGTTATCTTGAAAGTGCGGCCGTCCACGTATTTTAAATCAAATGTAAACCCGCACAAGGCTTCTTTTAATGTGATTGTTTTACTGAATGTCAGGTCTAAACCCGTGCGACTAAAATTTGTATCGTTAATAATTTTGATAAAGATTTTCACATCACCCATGTTCGTTTGTGAGAGAGCATTCCCCTTACCCCGTAAAATAATGAGTTCATTATCGTCTACACCTTTAGGTATTTGCAGATAAATCGTTTCCGTTTCTTCTTTCTTTATTCCATTTTCTATTACCCACCGATTGATATTTACAGGTAATTTACACCCTGAAAATGCTTTACTCAAGGGGACTTCTTCGGTTTTAATAATTGGTACCGGTTTCATAAGCTTATTACGTAAGCCGTCCATGGTCATCTCGCCTAACCCATTCATCATACTCATACCCGGGCCTAGATTCACGTGCACTTGACCATTTGGCATACCATTTGCCATTTGTTCAAAGATGTTTTTGTTTATAAAATTAAATATATCCGCCGGATTTATATCCACACCTCCTCCCCTACCAAAGAACGGTGATGTGCGTTGGCGGTCATAATTAGCTCGTTCTTGTTCGTTCCCCAACACATCATAGGCACTATTAATTTCTTGTATTTTCTCAGTGGATTCTAGGCTATTATTATTCCGGTCTGGGTGAAATTGCAAGGAAAGCTTCCGATAGGCCTTTTTAATATCCTCTTGACTAGCTTCTTTTGCAACACCTAAAACTTCGTAATAATCTTTTTTTCTCTCAGTGTTCATTTATTTAGTATATACGGATTAATTTATTATATGGTTATTAACTTATAAGTATTCTTTTGATAAATGTATATGTTTTTGATAAATGTATATGTTTTTGATAAATGTATATATAAACATATCCATTTATATTGTTATTAATGGAACTTCCTATCTTATATAAATACGAGCCCACTCAATTAAAAAATTTTTCTCATGATAAACAAACAATCGCATTCATTAAGGCTATGATTGACATTAATAATCTAAATTTTCTGCTTGTAGGGGGTGTTGGCACTGGCAAAACTGCCCTCCTCAAGGCAATCGTCCTGGAATACTATAACGGGAATGTTAATAAGGACAATATCCTGTACATTAATAATCTCAACGAACAAGGGATTGCGTATTATCGCAATGAAATGAAAATATTCTGTCAATCTTCGTCACTTATTAAAAATAAGAAAAAACTCATTGTTATTGATGATTTGGACACCATCAATGAGCAAGGTCAACAAGTATTTCGGAGCACTCTAGACAAATACAGCAATAATATTCATTTTATAGCATCGTGCTGCAATACTCTGAAAGTTATAGACAGTCTACAATCTCGCATGAATATTATCAAAATTAACCCTCTACAGAGAGAAAACTTGCAACATATTATTCGGGACGTGTGTCAAAAAGAAAGTATTCACTTAGCGTCAGGTGTAGAAGAATATATTATTAATGTTAGCAATAATTCTATCCGAGTGATAGCGAATTATTTGGAAAAATTTAAATTATTAGAACAACGCATTACAATAGACATTGCGATTAATGTTTGTACAAATATTTCCTTTAAAGAGTTTGACCAGTATACAATGTACTGCAAAAACGAGCAAAATTTACGAGGGGCGATTAATATATTTATAACGATTTTTGAACGAGGGTATTCTGTAATGGATATTCTAGATAATTATTTTATGTATGTGAAGAACACGGATTTATTAACAGAAGAGGAGAAATATAAAATTATTCCATTGATTTGCAAATACATTACGGTATTTAATACGGTTCACGAGGATGAGATTGAACTGGCGTTGTTTACAAATAATGTTACTCACACACTTTTTCAGAAAAAATGTAGAAAAAACGATACTCATGGGAATGCGTGCGCCAAATAATTAAGTGTTTTATTGATATACATATTATCTAACAAAATAATATGTTAAAATATTATATGTTGTAATAATAGAGTATACTTATGGAGTCCACAAAAACAGAAGAATTGGTAAAGAAAAAAAACTGCCAAAACTTTAAAAAGCCTGTGCCGACACAACTCTTGTGGGATTTTCTTAAAGCGAACTTTGATGAAACTGATATGCATTTTCATATCACCCCCTATCTCTTCCATAAGACTGAATACAATAAACAATTGTTAGCATTTATCACCATTTTAAAACCATTTTATCACAATTCTAAACTTAAATATGTTGAACGGCAATTGAACTATAAAGGGTTCTTAACGATTATTCGGCAGATGTGTAACACACTTCAGATAAAATATAGCATGAAAATTGTGTATAATAAATCCACGTATGAGATAGAGTATTTAATATACAAATGATATAACGGTTAAATTGTTAACTGTATAATATGCTAACGAGTAATCAACAAATACTTCCCGATAGTCGTGTCTGAATCCAGTACCTGTTTAGCCGAGAGACGCGCGAACCAATTATATGCAAAGCGGTTCAGCAATTCATCAGCTGGGATGTATAGACCTAATACATTGCCAGATAAATTCACATACGTATTTTGCACTAGTCGGTCTAATGTAACAGCCACCCCTTCGGCATCTTTTTGCCCCACTGCAGACGCCGGTATCAGTCCCACTTCTCCTTTCAGAATCTTGGATTGACACCACTGTCCTGCCGCCCCAAGAATATTACTTTCTTCTACGAAATCTTGAGATATGCCGTGTTCTAAGAAGTTAATATACTCCAACATCAGGGGGGCGTCCTTGGCACAACCAAGAAAAGCCGTATTGGGTAAATAGAGATCCTGAATTGCAGAGACGGTTTTGTTCAACAACTCTGAGACAAACATGGAGTGCCGGTCCATATTATAATTGTACAGAGGCAACAAACTCTGAAAACATATGAAGGCTGGTGGCACCCGCAGACCACCGTATCTGTAGAGTAATTTCGCTAAAGCAATTTCTCTCACCTTTGTCTTCACAGGGTCGGCTAAAAGTGACACATCCACGGTCCAATCCGGCATTAATTTTCCAAAGGATTCATCATCAATCAAACAAATGTGAAAATCTTGACCACATGTGTCAATAATGGATTTAATAGTTAAATACAGATAGGGTTGATTCAAATCGGTTGAATTTCGGGAATAGAAACTGCTCCACCACCGTGCATTGACATCGTATTTCATGTGAATCCAAATAAGGGGTTTTTTAAACTGCTCTTTTGATAAAACTTCATTATCGTCATTTGACCCATTAGGTGTCATATTTATTAAATATTTTTGCACCATGGCGTAACTGGCCTTCTCTTCGCCTACGTCTTCAAACCGCTTATACCGGTTATAGAAAAATCCGATGACTAAAGAGACAATCAAAGTATATATATAGTTGGAATACTTCATATTACTATATATATACTTTTATACTAAATTAGTTGTTTGTAATGGTAATTTGTCCGGCTTGGGTATAATTAATCCAATACCCCGTATTTGCTAATATTTCTATATTATTTGTTAATGCTTTAAATGAGTCATCTATAATCGGATTGTACTGTTGCGTATTAATAGTACCTTCAATTTTATTTGTCCAACCTATAACTGATGAAATAATACTAGGTTCTTCTGTTGTTATAATGGCATTGCTAGATGTTCCTATTAAGAACCATCCTGGATTGACTTGAATTGTATAAGATA